ACCGGTGGCGAGCGGGGTCTTTGGTGCTGATGGTGGGCCCCACATATGAAATTGGGCCTTAAATGGGCCAAAAAAGATTACTGGGTATGCAATTTGGTCTCTTGTTGGGCTCTTTCAATTTGGGTCTACACAGTACTACGTTGATAATATAAATATTTATTTTATTATTTAATACTTATGTTATGCATTACATACGGATTAAAATACGTATTCATACATTAGCTATTGTCCCTATATCATAATCTTCCTCTACGTCTATATCCTCAACAGCCGCTTCTTGCATCATCAGGATATCAATCGTCTGGACCATGTCCTCCTGTTTGAAATCTCGTATTGTGGATTCGTTGTACATTATACGTAATAAATTACGTATTCCTTCCTCTAAGTTATTGAAATTGAATGGTGGTATGATCCCACTATGTCCGTATGGGATGATGTATTTCCTCTTTGCCAGTGCTGGTGATTTTGTTGATATCAATTCAATCTGAACAACGATTGAATTGTCCTCCTTCAACTTAACATCAACGATGAACTCCATGCCCTTCTTGTTGTTGTATTTAATTGTCATATTTGTTCTTGTGACCAAAACGTTAGTTCTGTCCCTTTAAATAATCATTTTCATATGCTATTCATGGTCTGAAATGATTTACGTGTTTCTTGCTTGTTCATATGTTTGGTAGTGGAGATCTTTGTATCGGATGTGACGCTGTTGTTAATGGTGTGGTTAATGTGTAATTAGAATTAAATGTGTAGTTAGACGTTAGTACTAATCATAACATGATTAGGAAAGGAAAAAAGAAAAAAGAAAAAAACTGAAATTAAATACAATAAAACTCATAACATCCATTATCCTAAAATGGGAGCGCAGCGAAACGAAAACCCCAATGACGAACAAGAAAACAAGAAAAAAAAATAAAAACAAAAGAAAAACTCATACACTCAGAACAATAAACCTTGAAGAAATTTCAGTGGACCCCACCTAATTAAAAGAATAAATAAAAAGAATAAAATGATTTACTGCACGGTAAATCAGTAATTAATAATTACTGAGGTGAATGGGTAAAAACATGAGGACCTGATAGGTAAATGAGGACCCGATACATCGGGGACTCAATTGGGGACTATTAATTTACTTTCCCAAAATACCCTTGTCCCTGTGTCTGGTAGGCGCGTGAGAGTGGACTGAAAAAGTAGAGTTTCTCTCTCCTAAAACTCCTCCGACCGCCGATTCAGGCACTTCCGTTCACCAATTTGCGACACGCGCGGCGTTGTGTACCCCTGGGAGGGTAGAAACCACTACGCTACGCAGCAGCCTTAGCTACGCCGGAGCTTAGCTCGCCACCGTTATAATATT